TTCTTTGTAAATATTGAATATCCGCAATTTGGTCTAAGTTTGCCGCACCAGCTAATGTATCAATTGGATTTGGAGCATTCTCATCTCTAACAGGAATAAAGTAATCCTGGTCATTCGCTAATGTATTGTATCTTAAATCCACTTGACCCGTTTGTGGGTCAACAATTGGAGTTCTTTTAAATCTATTAGCAATTTCATCAACGTATGCTGGCACATCTTCTTCATCAATATTACCAACAAATATTTTATATACTCTTCTTTCTGGTGCTCTCGTTACACGATAAACAAGCATCGCATCTTCAGATAATTGTAATTGTTTCCAGATTCTTCTCGCTTTTTCTAGCATTGAAGTACCATATGGTAATCGTCTATCATCACCTAATAATCTAAAGTGAGCAATTTGCCATGAATTAAATTCAATATCTCTACCTCTCCAGAAGAATTTAATCTTACCAGAAGTATCCTTTGTATCCTCAACATTGATTCTGTTTCTACCACTAATCATTGCTTCGATAATATCACCTTCTCTTCTTTCAAGTTCAAAATTAGGTAATTGTCTAGCACTAGTGATACCATAGTTATCATCTATGTTTAATAATACAAAATTATCACCGTATTTACATGTATTTCTAGTCCACATCGGTAATGATACGTGAATATCTAATCTATTGAAAAATAAATCTTCTAATACACCTTTAATTCTATCACTATCTGAATAAACATTTAATATCTTACCCTTATCATTTACGGTTGTTGATTCTTCCATAAAAATATCTAACGATGCAGCTATTTCTGGGTAAAATTCCATACTTTCAAAGTCAGTATATGAACCAATTCTTGTTGTTTCATAATGGATTGATTGTTGAAATAATTCACCATCAACTTTTCTCCAAACATTTCTTAAATATTTGTTTTGTTGACCCTGTAATTTAACAGCATCAAAATCTTCTTTTGATTGTGTCTTAATTAAAACATCATTATTAATTGAATATTTATTAGATTGTGTTTGAGCCTGTGGTCTAACACCCTCTGGTCCAAATATCGCATTCAATCTTTGAAATACAGTCCTTTTTGCCATAATTTTTTTTATTTACTTAATTATAATGAAATAAGATTTAAATTAAATACTTATTGCACGTAATTACACTCTACATAAGCTAGATGTTGTAATATACCATTTACAACAATCATCTCATATACATATCCTGTTATATTATCAATCCCTTGCGAACCCTTTTTAGCATCACAAAAGACTTTAGGTCCAATACCTTTACCTAGATTCATTGAAGATTGTTTATCGATACTATCATCAACACACCAAGTATATAATTGGGTCACATTCTTACCAACATTGGTATTTCTAGTAAAACACTTTCTATCTCTAACTCTAGCCATTTTTTTATATTTTTATTTTAATCCACTGAATAACCATAAATATTCACCCTTTGGGTCTTGCATATTTTTTGCAACCTGGGTGTTAAAATTTGGTTTACCAGTATTTGTTTTATTTCTTTGATTTTTAGGAACAAATCCTGTATTATATGTATCATCAGTAGCTTTATTAGAACCACCAACTTGCCAAGCTGATAATATCGCTTTAGTTTGTTTCTCAAGTTTCTTCAATTTCTTAAATGATGATTCCAATATCCATAAACCCATACCTAATGATAGTAAACAATCATCATGATATCCTTCCATGTGGTCAGGTCTACCATTTTTATAGATAAATGTCTTCATTTCATTTATAACACGCTTAGATTTAATCTTTATAGTATTAGTTCTAACTGCAATTTCCAAATGTGATATTAATTGAAGTCTAACTCCATTGATATTGAATCCAGCTACCTTTTTACCATTTTCTGTTTTAATTGAATCGTAATGTAAGTTTGGGTATTTTAATTCCACAAGTTTAGAAACAGTAGTATTACCAACACCAACATTATCAACAACCAAATAAGCACTATACTTAGTACCATATACATTAAGTATTTCAGCAAATGTATCTGGTGGTACTTTACCCTGGAATTCAGCAACCTGTTCCATTGTCGTAAAATCAATGATTTGGAAACATGAAAAGTCAGCCCCATCACCACGAGCAACATCGGCAGCTAATATGTATTGATGTTCAGCCTCAGGTTCATTCCAAATCCAAACTAAACCACTATTACCATCATAATATGTATCATCAATATATTTAGGTTTTTCAACATTCTGAGTATCATGCATATTGATATACTCATCATCTATTACGTTACCCCCAGAACCTAGGAATGATACGTCAAGCTCTTGTGCAATTTTCTTCTTATCATTGTTCATTCCCTTACACATATCACGATACCAAGTGGAAGTAGGTTTATAACCTTTCTTAACCATTTCTTCAAATGAATCTAAAGTGAATTCGACTTCAGTAATAATTTCATCAGCTTTTAACCACTGTAAATCTTTATTATATCTAGGGTCTTGATACCATTTCAATTCAATAACATTGTAGTCATTATCACCCTTCTCAGATTGTTCATATGTTTTATAATACAATGGGTCATAACCATTAGGTGTTGAAATTAATATTGCACCACCCCCAGTACCTAATGATGTAATTGCCGCAGAATATAATTCAGCACCATTTACAATAAAGGCTGCCTCATCAAAAATAAGTAATGTTGGGGTATATCCACGAAGTGCATCTGTTGATGTTGCTACCGCAATGATTTTACTACCATTAGGTAACTCAATCTCAATTTGGGAATCTTTTATAAATATAGATTTCTTTTCTTTCTCATCAGTACCATAGTAATCTGGGCCCCAAACCCATCTAGGTAATTGTGAACAATAATCTTTAATACCTTTAGTAAATTTTTTAGCTAAATTTAATTTATTGGCAATTACAATTATAGTTTCTGGATTTTTAGAATCAGCAAATGCACATTTAATTGCACTATATGCTTGTGTTGTCGTTGAGATACCAGCCTGTCTAGGTTTTGTTACGATATTAAAACGATATTTTTGATAACAATCTACTATGTATTGTTGTCTAATGAATAAGTTGAATGGAACAAACCCTTCTTGAGTTTTATCAAATGTTGATAAATACGTTCCTATTGCGTATTTTGGGTCAATCACACATTTTGCATATTCATTTAATATTTCACCGCTTGTTAGCATAGGTTTTTATTAATAAATATGTGAAAACACGCAAAAACAAAAAAGGATGACTTTCGCCACCCTTTTATAAATTAGAATAAATCCTCTATCTCAAATAAATCATCACCCATTGATTCATTATATTCATCTTCTTTTATTTCTCGTTTTATTTCATTTAATAATTCTGAAATAATTTCTTTACCTCTTTTAGTACCCCCTAGTATCTCTCTCATCGTATGAGCATATTCTTTAGGTTCCAATTGTGAAATATCAGCATATACATGATGCTTTAAATTAAAATCACCAGCTGGTATCATAGCACAGAATTTACCCCATAAACCAGGACCGATTCTCATATCCCATGGTTCAGCTTGTACAAAATCTGATTTGTTAATAACATACTCAGCTATATTTTTCTTATTTGGTAAACCAGGTGCTGATAGAATTTCCATACAACCCTTAACCAATTCGTGTATTAATACTGGGAAAACCATTGCTTTAGCATTTAATGTTGTTGGTTTGTTTTTTTCTTTTGAACCAAACTCAACTTCACATTTACCAGCATTTGTTGAACTCTCTAAAGTTGGCTGCAAATAATACATGTAATCAGCAGCGGTCATCATTTTTTTATAATTGTTAATCAATTTAGGGTTCATATTAGTTAATTCAGCATCAGCTAAATGGTACATATGATTAACTTTTTTTGCAGCACCTTGATTCATCGCATTTACAAATCTTCTTTTATATACACTATCATTTGCATACTGCATTTCATCGTGGTCATCAAATTCAGTGATGGTTTCTTGGTCAGGTACTAAATTTGTACCATTTAAATCAATATAAGGTGTTAATTCAGCATTTATAATAACTTCTTCTGGTATATCGAATTCTTCTCTAACCATTTTAACAGCTAATTCCACTAATTCTTTTTTGTGTTTTTCTTCTAAAGCCATTGTATCATTAACTAAAGGCATCATTTCCATCATTAAAGACATATTATCTATCTCCTCAACATTAAATGCTTTTTTAACTTCATTAACAACATCTTTAAATCTTTCACCAACTATTGCTGTTGCAAAATTTCTTTCATTACCAACTGGAAAACAAGGACTTTCACCTAAAGAAGTTTTATTACTTAATAAATCTTCCTCAAGTTTTGGATGCATTCTTTCTTTTAAATCTTTTGGGTAAATAAGACTTTCAGCTAATATGTTTTTAGTTCTTCTACTCATTATTTTAAATCTTTAACTTTTATTGTTTTTATAACTTTTCTTTTATTTTTTACGGATTCATCTATAGAACCTAATTTAGACATATAATCTTGACCTTCAGGTGAATTTAACCAGTCATTATAGTCTTCTTTATTTCTATCATCTCTATCCGCAAGATTCTCAATATCTGAAGAACCCAAATCACCAAAATCTTCACCAGTTCCAGGGTGATTATTTTCACTTAAACCATCACCCTTTAAAAATGCACCCATTGGTCCATCTTTAATATCTTTATTTGTTTTAGCTACCTTCTTATCCAAATCCTCAAGTGCTTTTTTAGATTTTTCAATATCTTCAGGCTTTACTAATTTTGATTTATCATTTTGTTGGTTAACATCAGTCGTATTGCTAGTATTTACAACAGCATTTGCAGCGGCTTCAAGTATACTTATTTTTTTAATTCTCATATTACTTAACTTTTTTTTCTTTGTTATATTCTAAAACTAAATCACGTTCATAAAGTTTATCATTAACTTCAGCTATGTCTAAGCCAAATGAGAACCAAAGTCTAGATTCTGGATATTCTTCATAACCATCAATATCTTCCCAAGCCAATGCGACAATTTTATCAACCGCATCCCAAACAGCAAACGTATCACTATCTTGAACTAAATTGAATTTTATATCGGTACTTAATTTACCAACTGATTTAACAAATTCAGAATGTGGTGGCTCTGGTCTGCCAGAAGCTGGAACCGCATCCCAATTATCACCATCAACATTATCAATATCAGATGAGAAGAGAAATTCATAAATGAAATCACCTTCCCAACCTTTACCAACTTTATTTATGTAAATTAATTTCATTAATAGTCCATTTTAGGTTTTGGTGCATGTGCTGGTTCAGCTTCCCAAATTCTTTTTCTTCTTGGTGAAGGTTGTGCTGGTTTTGTTTCTGGAATTACCACAGGTTCTTTAACTGGGTTATTCAATGTAATAGAATCTAACATATCTTGCATTTCGTTTAATTTTTCAATTATAACATCGTTATTTGCAAATATACTATTTTTTTTCAAATTATCCAAAGATTCACTTATTTTAACACATTTATCTTTACCATTTTCAGTACCAGCGTACTTATAACCTTTCCAACATGCTTTACCATCAACACCTTTTATTTTATCTTCACCAACTATTTTAGATACTGGTGTTCTAGACCACATTTTACATGACCAATATTTAGGTGTAGTTCTATCTTTTGCTTGAGCACATTTGTGTCTAGCTCTGAATGATTTTCTTCTTTTTGGGTCATCTCTTTTAATTTCCATATTTGGGTCACCAAAATTAACTTTAACCACATTACCTTTTTTATTTTTAACGTAAACTTTAAATTTCTTAACATCACCCTTTGTTGGTTTACCTAATGTAACTTTTCTACCTTGGTATTCAGCTTCATTAATCCCATTCCCAACAAATAATTGCGCAATATCACTTTCTGGCGATTCAACTGAACCATGATTATCTTCATATCCAGCTTCAGTATCACCGTCATAACCAAGTTGACCAGTTAAAAAATGATAAACTTCTTCAATATCATCTTTTGAAGTTGCTGCTAGATTTGAAATCCATTCACCATGGTTTAAAATCTCATTATCAACCATAAACACATCCATATTTAATATTTCATGTGTTGCATGTTTTATCGTTTTCAAATTTTGAAATAACATATAATTATTAGATTCAGACTCTTCAGTCATTCTTTCTTGACCTTCTAAATAATGGTAAATGTGCTCAATATCATGAGTTGCTGTTGCAACATGGTCTAAAGCCCAACCATGACCATTATCTAATAAAGCACTAACTTCATTCATATCCATACTCAATAATTCACAAGCATCTTCATATATTGAATAGATATCATTAAAAAACATTCCATTTTTTAATTCTTCACCACCTTGATTATCGTTATTTTCATGTACTTCAAAATCATCACCAAATGCGACAACATTATCACTTAATAAATCATCAGACTCCCACATTTGATTTTCAGCACCTGGTGCAAATCTAGCATCATTTGCAAAATATGATTTGTCAGCATTACCAGGTTGAAAACCTAAATCACCAGCTTCATCTAAAGGCTCCTCAGTTTCAGAATCAACATCTACTTCTTCATCACCCATATTTGCTTCTTCATCATCACCAGTATCAACATTAACATCAACATTAACATCTTTACCTTCATCACCAGAAGATTTAATTTTTTTGATTATATCTTTTTGGTCTTCTTCATCCATTTCAGCAGTATGAGTCGCTGAAATTACAGAATTAATTGCAAATTTTTCTAAATCAAAATCAGGTTGACCTTTATCTTCACTATATTTTCTAAGTGTAGTACCTAATTTACCAGCAAGTTGTTGTATGTATTTTTCTGGGTCCTCAGTTTCATCAGCTTCAACACCAGCATCGAAAGGTGTATCATCAAATGGTTTATCATCACCAGGTGCGGCTTCAGGTACCTCAGCATCCAAACCCATATCAACTTCCTCACCACCAGTTACAGGAGGTGTAGAAACGTCTAAAGCTGGCGTACTAGGTGCAGCCAGCTTTAGTTTATATTTTACTTCTTCTTCTAGATTATAATCTTCCTCTTCATCAGCGAAAAGACCAGTAGACATTCCATCTACTTTAGTTTCAGTTAAGCTTTTTTTTTTAAAGTATTTAACAATGCTTCTTTTTCAGATTCAGTTAATGAATTTAAAATGTCACTTACTTTATCAGAAGTATCTTCACCAATAATTGAATCCATTCTAGCCATTGCAGTTTCAATGCTAAACCCTTTTTTAGATTCTTTAATGTCATGTTGTTTTTTAACATCCATCACACACTTTTCGAATTTTTCATTATCTTTTCTACCAACACTAGCAGTACAAATAGCCCATGGGTTATTTTTATCTTTAGATTCAGGGATATTTATTTCTTTTGGAGGGTTAGGTAGTTGATTAGGGTCATTTTCATTTCCCATAGTGTAATCAACATCATCTAACATTTCATCGATAGCCATTTCATTTTCAGATAATTTAACAGCTTCAAATTCATCATCAGCATCTTTGTTAGCAAGATTATCACCAAATTGACCTTCTTCCTTACCTTCTTTAGAATCGTAAGATAATTTTTCACCAGATTTATCTAAAATATCTTTAGATGCATCATTTTCAGCTAACAAATTGTCATCTACAAATGCATTGTAGCTACTAATTTTACCATGAGCTTCATTTAAACTCATTAATTTTAAATTCAAATGTTTAATAGCTTTTGCGTATGATGGGTAT